CGCCTTGGATATAGTATGCAAGATCGTTAAGTTTGTTTTCATAACCTACGTGTAGATCTGTAGCTCTAGACTTATAATCTGAACCTGTGTACTTAGCTTTGGTTTCTACGTTGACATATGGTCCAGCCATTGCAGGTGTAGAAACAAGAGTGGTTGCTAGGACAAGTGCAAGTTTTTTCATTTAATTAAATTAAGATTAGATAGTTTTAGTGTAAGTAACACCACGATACTTTAGTTTTACAGTCATTGTAATTCCTTAGTACCAAGACCCCGTTCCATGCCTTGGTTTCATGCGTCCATGAATATGGATGAACGGACGTGATGTTAAGCGATTGGTGTGACTTCTTTAGCCGCTAAGTCAAGCGGGAAATTATGTGCATTTCTTTCATGCATTACTTCCATGCCAAGATTAGCACGGTTTAATACATCAGCCCAAGTAGGGATAACCTTACCTCCTGTGGCTAAGACGGATTGGTTGAAGTTGAACCCGTTGAGATTAAAAGCCATAGTGGAGATTCCCATACTGGTAAGCCATATGCAAACGACGGGCCAAGTAGCAAGGAAAAAGTGTAAGCTACGGCTATTGTTAAAAGAGGCATACTGAAAGATAAGTCTTCCAAAGTAGCCATGAGCCGCAACAATGTTATACGTCTCCTCCTCTTGACCGAATTTGTATCCATAGTTTTGAGAGTCAAGACCAGTTGTCTCTCTAATAAGTGAGGAAGTAACGAGACTTCCATGCATAGCAGCGAATAAAGCTCCACCGAATACCCCTGCAACACCGAGCATATGGAACGGATGCATAAGGATATTGTGTTCTGCCTGGAAGACAAACATAAAATTGAAAGTCCCTGAAATACCAAGAGGCATACCATCACTGAAACTCCCTTGTCCAAATGGATACACGAGGAAGACAGAAAAGGCTGCAGCAACAGGCGCGGAATAAGCTACACATATCCATGGTCTCATTCCTAATCTATAACTAAGTTCCCATTGGCGTCCCATGTAGGCGGCGATCCCGATGAGAAAGTGGAACACAATAAGTTGATATGGTCCTCCGTTATACAACCACTCGTCGAGGGTTGCAGCTTCCCAGATTGGGTAGAAGTGAAGGCCGATAGCATTGCTTGACGGGACAATGGCACCCGAGATGATGTTGTTTCCATAGAGTAAAGAGCCAGCAACTGGTTCACGAATACCATCTATGTCAACTGGTGGTGCAGCTATGAAAGCTATAATAAATGCTGTTGCAGCGGTTAATAGTGCAGGGATCATAAGAACACCAAACCAACCGACATAGATTCGGTTGTTGGTGCTCGTAGTCCAGTCACAAAAACGCTGCCAGTTGTCAAATGGTTTGGTTAATGTGGCTGTAGTCATTTATAAAGTGTTTAAAAAATACCTGGAATAATCTGTCCAGTGGTTATGTATGTGCCGATTGCTACAATGAATCCAATCATCGCTGCACGACCATTGAGTTCTTCTGCGTCGTGTAGTAGAACTTCTGCTTCTTCTTTTTTCATAAGTCTTGGTGGTGTTTCGTTTGCGAAAATGTTTTGTTTACCGTATTCGGTTATAACTGTCATTGATTTGAAAGATAGGTGAATGGCGAGGATGATCGGTCAGGTCGCCATGTCTACCTACCAGCCAGCTTCTTTCTTTGCGTTAATTAAATCTTGGTTTCTTTTTGAGAGATTTTTAAATAAACCTGATTTTTTAGTTTTTTTAGGTTTATTTAGTCCGAAAAATCCTGTTAGAAAATTTCCAGTTTGATCTTTTTTATTTTGCATGATTAAAAATTAATGTTTGAACGTTCTAGTTTTTCCATGATCGCCTGACGATATGCAGGGTCATCATTATATCTGTCATCCTCCATGGCTTTCACCATTTCAGCTTGACTCTTAAATACATCTCCAGATGAACTAGGTGGTTTACCTGTAAGCATTCTTCCATCTGTACCAACAGCATCTGTATATCTAGACTTCAATGCTTGAAGTGCAAAGTAGCAAGCAAGAGGATCACCTCTATCTACTACTGTGTCATACATCCTTTGCTCTTGATCAGATAAATTATTCTTAGCCCATCCAACAATTCGATTATATTGTTCCTCACCTCCTGCTGAATCCATTAATTGAGAAATGCTTTCATCAGTTAGCTTTTGAGGTTGATTAGCATTGCGATACCTCAAGTATTCTTTAGCTAATTCTCCAGGGTTAGTAGAGGATAATTCTTTTAAAGTCTCCTGACTAAACCCTTCTTCATTATTCCTTTGATCCCAAAGAGTATTTAATACACTTGACTCTGTATCTTTAGGTTCTTCTTCTTTGGTTTCTTCTTCTTCTTGGGTTTGGGGTTCGCTAGTTTCTTCAGATACATTAGTTACCTCTTCTCTAGGTTCTCCTAATTTTTTTTGTAATTCGATATAAGCATTTTCTAGATCTTCAGCATTTTTATATTTACCTGCTAGGAGTTGCTCTTGTTGAGCCTCCATCTCTTCACCAACCTTAAGTGAGTCCATCTCCTCGGGAGTAAACTCAGGGTTATCAGCTGGTGTTTCATTCATTGTCAATGTTTCTGCCATAGGTGGTTAAGCTCCTTGTGGTGGTCCTTGTAATTGTTGTGCTAAAGCTGGGTTCTTAGATGGGTCTGCCATTGGTGTCTTAGCTTCTTGTAAAGACATCTGTCTTTCAGCCATCACTCTTTGTTCTTGACGCATCGCCTCTTCTCTTTGCTGTATCTCCTGCATTGAAGTGACAAGGTTTAGTACATCAATACCCTGAGCTGCAGCTAATCTCTTAATAGCTTCCTCTGGATTAATGAATTTTGTTAATGACTCTGGACCCATAGTCTGAGCAACTGTTCCTAAGAATGCAGTCAAACTTTCTCTATCCTGTCCACGTCCTAATGCATTAACACCTGCAACAATTGTAGGTTTAATTAAATTATTAGGTAGACGAGGTATCTCTCCTGTCTTTTGGAATACGTTTAGCTTTCTATTTAAATATGGCACGAGGAATTCTGTCGTAAGTAGTGAGTATAAACCTCCTAATTGTTGATCTAATTCCATCTGTGTCATACGTACTTCCTCAGCTGTAGTACGTTCACTATTCCTGACTTGCATGATTAGGAAAGCTTCACTTAGACGCTTCTCTAATTGCATTGCCATCTCGAACGCTGTTCGGAAGTCAGCTGTCTTACCAACTTGAACCACACCTATATCATCTGGTCTACCCTGAATGATCGCACCGTTACCAGCCGTGGCTAGTGTCTGTGGTTTGGTTGTGCTACTTGGGCTAACTGTAAAAACTACCTTTGCTGCAGCTGCACTACCCTCTACGAGGGCTTGCATTAATGCTTCAAGGGATTTCAAGTCACCCATAAATTCTTCTACTCTGCCTCTCCCGTAGGCTTCACCATCGACGGTATTAAAACGAAGTGGTAACCAAGGTGTAGCTGTTAATGGAGCCTTACCTTTAGAGCCAGGTATCACATAATTATAAACTTCTTGATGCCATACGACTCTGTTGTTCTCACGTTTAATATGAGTATAGACATCACATTCTTCACGGTTCTCGTAAGAACTTTCATCAATGATGTCCTCAGCTTTAAGTCCTAATATCTCATCAGGTACTAGACCTTCCAATAACTTATGATTAATACGCTCTTTAGTGACAATTTCAATCACGTTGCCGTTGCCATCTCGCTCTAATACATAACGATTAAGCGGAAACATCTTTAAACCTTGTTGACCCATGAAGATCAATACATTACCTGCGACAACCAAGTGCTTTAATGCTTGGTGTACGACCACACGGTCACTTGAGGCAGCGATTGATTCGAGTATGGTTCTCTCAATCTTTGCAAAGGAAAGGTCTAATTCTGACTTTGCCTCTGGTGGTAAACCACCTTCAGCTAATGCAGAATCGTCGAGCTGTAATTTAAAGAAACTTGTTTGTGGAGGAAGTAATGCAAGCATCAACTTTGATGCAAGTGTTACTACACCCTTAGCTCCTACGGATTGCCATGGAGTTATTAAATTCTTAGCTCCTTTATCCTGCTCTTCTTCTCCTCTTACTAGATAAGGTAAGGTTAATTCTGTTGCTCGTTTTGCTATGTTTAGAAACTGGGAACGATCACTGGATAAACTGTCATATCTTAATTTAGCTGTCATTGTATTACATGTTTAGTGTGTTTATCTTCATTGATCTATTTAACTGTCCAGTACCTGAACGTGTTAGACCTTCTTTAAAAGCTTTTGATCTTCTTATCTTTACCCCTTGAGCACTATCTCCTAATGTGCTGTAGTTTCTAGAAAAGATATTTTGTAATTGCTTATTAAAATCCTGATTACTTATACCAGTATCAATATTAAAATTACCTTGAGCTTGATTTAGTTCTTTAGCCCATTGAGGATCTAGAGTAGTATTTCCACCAGCAGATAAGTCAGTATTTAAATTAGCGTCGGAAGAAGTAAAAGCTTCGTCTACTTTATCTTTATTACTAACAAACGAATCTCCATAATTAAACTGATCTTGTGATTGTTTTAAATCACTAGACGTATCACCTGTAAGTCCTGATGTATCATTATCATAATACTGTTTTTGTATATCACTAGTTAGTGTATCTACATTATCTGATAACCCTGTAAAATACTCAGTGACGTTACTTAAGTTACCTTGATTTTCATCAATCGCTTTATCGACATTATCTAAACTTAAAGACTTTATATCTTCACCCCATTCTTGGTTAACAGTATCTCCTAGAGCTTGAACGTTCTGCTCCATTCTTGTACCAAAACTTTCATCCTTTGGTTGATCATAATCAATTTGACCCTGATACTCTGTTGTTAAATCTGAAATTACAGTATCTAAATCTCTAACTTCATTAGTTGGAGGTTGCCATAGATCTGGTTTTGTATAAATATCTTCAATTTGTTGAGGTGAGCCAGGTTCTACTGGACCTTTGTAGTTATACCAATTGGGATTGTTCTGTTCTTCCCACTCTTTCATTTGAAACGGCATTCCTCCAGGGTTCTCTGGAGACCATGTTCTTTGAGTTCCTGCCATTACCTTTCCTCTATTCTATTTCTTATCCACTCAACAACTGACCGTTGTCCAGAGCGATACATAATTTGTTCCATCTTTTCATCTGGGTTTGGGTTAAGTGGTGGGTGTATTTCCTCTAGTTCTAAGAGGATTGATTCAAGAGTAGGTCCAAGGATCGGCTCAAGAATATTGGGGGAGATTGACATTGCTATGCTCGAAGAACGCTGGCATTCTTGCTGACTTTGTTTCGACTAGCTCAGGAGCTTTGCCGTTATACATAAGATTATCGCTAGAATCCAGCCAAAATTTTTTGCTTAAATATTTATCGCCATAGGTATTCTTACCTAATGGCTCCATTATCCAGTTAATCGTGGCCTTCCTAAGTTTATCCAGAGATTTACTCCAAGATAAGCCCATATCGAGACATACAAGGCTATTAGTGGCCACGTGTATTTGTTCGTCTCTGGAAATATCAGCTGATACCGTTCGGAGACCAGCATCCCCATTAAACCTAAAAAAAGGCAGAAGTACAAAGAAGATA